TAACAGCAAAGGCAAGAGTTTACTTGTGGTTATATTTTGGTAGCCGCAAGGATAATAATGAAGCACTGTTTGTAACAGACACAAGGCCACATGGCAGACTTGAGAAACGGTCTATTGAAGAGGTATTCAAAAAGCTTGGAAACAAAGCCGGTATTAAAAAGCATATCTACCCCCATTTATTAAGGCATACATTTGCCTCCGCAATGCTGGACGGTGGTGCTGCAATAACTGACATTCAAGCTTTACTAGGACATTACAGCTTAGCTACTACTCAAATCTATTGCGAAATCAATCAGGAAGATGTCCAGATGTCACATAAAAAGCATCTGGCATAATCATATATCACATTAAACAAAAAGCTCGCTCCGGCGAGCCTTTTTGTTTTGAAAAGGTAGGTGATAAATTTGTACAAAGTTAAATTAAAAACTCTTTGGGTAGGCCCCGAAATAAATTATAGACAGGGCGACACTTTAACTCTTGAAGATTCATTAGGAAAACAATTGATTGAGTCCGGAAGTGCCGATTTGATTGAAATAATTCAAGAGAAAGCAATTGAATCCGCTATAATTCAAGCTCCTGAAAATGCCATGATGCCTAAAGCGACTGTAAGAAAACCGGCTGGAAAGAGGTGACAATATGTTTCCGAACAGATGGGCGTTGAAAATAAAAACTGAACCTGCAGAGGAACCACTATCAGCAGATGATATAAAAAGACATCTCCGTGCTGATGCAGGTACTTTGTCTGAAGCAATAACCGAAACACCCACAATTAATGTAGCATCATCTACAGGCATATCTACAGGCGCAGGTATTGATATAATGGGTTATAGAATTGTTGCCAATGTAGTAGCCGGAGCAATAATGGCAGGTGGGACAGCAGATATTCATTTGGAGGAATCCGATGACAATATTACTTATGCAGACGTGGTGGGTTCAACTTTTACGCAACTTTCCACAGCAAATCAAAACAGTGTTGTTGAAAAAGAATACTCCGGAAGTAAACAGTATGTCCGTGCAAGTGGAACGGTAGCAGGTGCGGCATGTATATATGGCGTGAACATCCTGAAATTCTCTCCTTATAACCCGGAAGACGACGATATTGAATCATTTATCACAGTAGCACGCGATATTGTTGAGGGACATACCGGGAGAAGACTGATAACCCAAACTTGGAATTATTACCTTGATGAATGGCCATGCAAAGATCATATCAAAATCCCGTATGCCCCATTAGTTTCAGTGTCCTCTGTGAAGTATACGGATTGTGATGGAACAGAATATACCATGAGTACTGACAGTTATATTGTTGATACAAAATCCGAACCTGGACGAATCGTACTTCAATACGATGGAAGCTGGCCATCAGTAACACCATATCCGGTAAATCCTATCAACATTGAATATGTGGCTGGTTATGGAACCTCGACCAACGTACCAAAAACCATCAAGCAGGCCATGAAATTAATAGTTGGTGACCTTTATGAAAATAGGGAAAATTCCAGGGATACAAAATATGGAGAACTTAAAGAAATTCCGCTGGCTGCTAAAAGGTTGCTGGCAAATAAAAGGGTGTGGATGTGATGAGAGCAGGAGATTTGAATAAAAGAGGGATTATTCAATATATTGCCCGGTCGAAAAATAGCTTTAATGAGGATATTGAAACGTGGACTGATCTTGATACGGTATGGTGCAGTATTGAACCTGTATCCGGGTCCGAAAGATGGCTGCAACAAGAAAGGGTGAGCGAGGCGACATACAAAATCCGCATGCGATACCGGGCAAACATCAACCCCACAATGCGGCTGAAAAATAAAAATAGATACCTGCAGTTTTTGGCAGTGCTTAACCTTGAGGAAAACTCAAAAGAGATTTTCATTCCTGCGAAAGAGGTGATTTGATGGTTATCGAATCGGCTTTATCAACTTATCTTTTAGCCCAGTCTGGATTAACGGCATTAATCTCAAACAGGATTCATAGCTTGAAACTTCCACAAAAGCCAGTATTGCCAGCGGTCGTATTGCAGAAAATTGACGCTCCCAGACTAAACGGTTTCAGCGCTGACTATGGAGTTATGACACGTATCCAAATAACATCATGGGCTTTGACTTATTCGGGAGCTTCAGCAGTTCAAGAACAAATCAGGGCTGTTACTCAAAATTACATGAATCAAACCATGGGCGGGGCTGGTGGAGTTGATGTAAAAAATATCGAATTTGATGAGGGGCCTGATAGTTATGAGGATGATACCGGACGATACGGCAAAATAATTGACCTTTTAATTTGGCATTTGGAGGCATAACATGAAACAAGTCAGCAGGGAACTTTACAGGAAACTGCAAAGGAAACGCAGAAACGTAAAAAGAACAAAGCATAGATTCTGGCAGGTAGACATTCATTAGGATGTCTTATTTTATGCGTGGGTGGTGAGAGAATGAGTTTTTATCATGGCAAAAGTTCAAGAGTTTATTTAAACGGCAATCCCATGTCATCTTATGCAGATAATGTCAATGTTAGTATATCAGCAGACACAGTCGAGACCACAACCTTTATTGATACAGCAAAAAAATATGTAATGGGGCTTAAAAATGCAACATTGACAGCGGAGGGATTTGGTGCAGGTTCAACAGGAGAGATTGACCAGTATCTACAGGCAGCAATAAATTCAACTGGAAACATATGGACATGGTATCCCTCGGAAGTTACCGGAAGGCCTGGTTATGGGATGGCTGGGTACAACACTCAATATGACATAAAAGCATCTATCTCGGGGGCTGTCAGGGTATCTGTAGCGTGTCAAAGCAATGTTGGCAAGGAACCTGTCATGTGTATACGCGCAATGGCGCAAGCTACTATATCAAGCCAAGGTGCGGCTATTGATGGAACGGCAAAGTCAACTTCAGGCGGTGCAGGGTATCTTCAGGTATCAGCAGAAAATATCGCAGATGCACAGGCGTATATTGAACATTCGTCAGACGGTTCCAGTTGGGAAACATTGGCAGCTTTTTCAACGGCTTCAATCGGGGCTTCGGCTCAAAGAGTAGCAATTAATGGGGAAATCAGGCGGTATGTCAGGTCTTCAGTAACAGCAACAACAAGCGTAACTTATGGCACTGCATTATGCAGATTTTAGAGGGGAGATGATTTTGTGAGTTTTTTCCATGGCAAAACAGCTAAGTTTTTTATTGACAATTCAGCAGGAGTATTGACGGACATTTCGACAGGTATGAATGATGTTTCGTTGCCAACGGCAGCCGATACGGTTGAAGTAACAGGTTTCACAGATACTGCAAAGAATTATGTAATGGGTTTGAAAAGTGCAAACGGTTCAATTGGTGGAGGTTTTTCGACAACAGTCGATACAGTCCTATCTGGAATAGTTGGCAGCACGGACACCAAGTCATTTGAATACTATCCCTATTCGACAGCTTCGGGTTCGGTGGAGAAAAAGGGTGAGTGCTTTGTAACTGCATACGACATAAAAGGGTCAGTTAGTGGAGCAATCACATATTCGGCAAATATAATCGTATCTGGTGGCGTCACATCAACAACTGCAGCGTAACAAAAAATGGAGGGTTTAAAATGCTAGATAGAAATTCAATAATAAGCATTGATGACAGGAAAACGATATCAATTGATATTCCTGAATGGGGAGGGAATGTCCTTATCAGGAAATGGTCAGGAAAAGATAGAGCTGTATTTGTAGCTAAATCAATTAAAGCAGATAATAGCGGTGCGGAAATAAATTGGGATACACTTTATAACAATTTTGCACTGGCTGTTGCCTTATCCTTGTGTGACGAAAACGGAGATAGACTTTTTACATCAGAACAAGCAGATATTGATATACTTGCTTCAAAAGATGGAGCTGTTATTCAGAAAATTTATCAGGAAGCTCTTGTCTTAAATGGGCTTGCTAAAAAATCCATTGAAGATGCAGCAAAAAACTTCAATGCCATCCAGAGCGAAGAGTCTATTTCCGGCTCGCAAGAGAATTAGGGTATACCGTTGAAGAACTTTTGGAACGGATAAGTTCAGAGGAAATTACGGAATGGATGGCATGTTTTATACTTGAAGAAGAAGAACGCGAGTGGCAGCAAAACAAGGGGGGTATATAATATCCTCCTTTTGGGCGGTGATGTTATGATTGAACTTGATACAAAAGGATTTCAGGAAATGATAGATACCCTTGACAATATGGGTAAAGATGGAGAAAACATATTTAAAAAATCATTAGGTGAAGGTGCAAAGCCTGTCTTAAGTGCTATGAAACGCAAGGTTTATTCAATATTACATAGAAGGTCGGGAGAGCTACAACGCAATATTAAAATAGGTAAAGTGCGAAAACTGAAAGATGGAGTATATTCTCAAGTAATTGGTATATTAAAAGGCGATATATCATCCGTTTTTTATGGAAAATTTAGTGAATATGGTTCCTCACATGAACCTGCCAGACCTTGGCAAAGACCTGCATTTGATGAATCGAAAGATGAGGCTTATCAAAAAATTGAACAAGAATTAGCCGATGGCATAGATAATGCTTTTAAGAAATGAGGTGGTTTAAATGTCAGATAAAACTATGTTGACAAAACTAATATTAGATGCATCATCTTACAAACAAGGCATAGATATGGCAAAGCAAGCCACGGCAACAATAAATAAAGAACTTGATTTGTGGAAAATTCAGAACAATGCCACTAATGGCAGTCTTAAAACCTTATCTCAGCAAGCTAAGGCAAACGCCGAAACGCAGAAAATTTTATCCGCAGAAATTGACCTGACAAAGCAAAAATTAAAAGAAGTAACCGAAGCGCAAGGCGAAACATCGAAAGCTGCTATGACTTATCAAAACAAACTCCTTGACCTCGAAATCCAGCAGGCAAAGTTGAATAATGAAATTGGTGGAGGACTTACTCCATTACAAAATTTTAAAAATTCTATGGTCGAAACTGGTGAACAATTACAAAAAATCGGTGACAAAATGCAATCGGTTGGAAAATCCATGAGTACTTATGTTACTGCGCCCATTGTTGCAGCTGGCGTAGGCATACTTAAGCTCGCAGATAGCGCAGCCGAATACGCAGATGAAATAGGGGTTATGTCTGAAAAAACAGGTATGAGCGTTGAATCATTACAGGAAATGAAATATATTACCAGCCAACTAGACATGGAATTTTCAACGATTCAAAGTACAATGTCTACATTTACAAATAAGCTTAAAGGCGTTGATAGCGACACAGGTACTTTCAATGAAACCTTAAAAAAGTTACATATTACAGCAAAGGAAAATGGGCAGTTTAAAGATTTATCCGTATTATATACTGAAATAATTGATAAGTTATCAGGCATGACGAATGAATCAGAAAGAAATGTAAGAGCTGCTGCATTATTTGGAAAGTCATGGCAGGAACTAGCACCGATGCTTAACGCTGGAAGTGATGAAATTGAACAGTTAAGGAAAAGAGCAAATGAATTAAATCTTGTAATAAGCAAAGATGGAATTATGTCAGCCCGTGAGTACGGAGATACAATGGATGAAGTTAAAATGCAATTCCAGCAATTAGGAAATGAACTTGGAATAGCATTTATACCAGTTTTGAAGGATAGTTTGATACCTGCGCTCCAGTCATTGGTTGGCGCTTTAAAACCGATACTGGAAATAATAAGTAATATAAACCCGAAAACAATTATATTTATCGCAACCTTTGCTGGCATAATAGCTATTGTTGGTCCGCTAATTTTTATGGTAGGAAGTTTAACTACTGCGGTGGGCGGTATTGCTACAGCATTTGGAGTAATGAATTTAACTGGCATGCAAACAGCTTTAATTGTTGGTGGTATTGTACTTGCACTTACAGCACTTGCTGCAATAATAGCAATCATAATCGGACGTGGCGCCGAAATGAGAAATACAGCTGCAAGTATAGCCAATAGCGTTAGAGGTACTAGTGGTTCTGGCGGTTCCTATGTACCCTCATATGATGTTGGTACCCCATATGTACCACAAGATACTCTTGCTATGGTACATAAAGGTGAACGCATCATCCCAGCATCGCAAAACAGGTCAGGTTCAAGTGGCGGGGTTACAATAGTCTTTTCGGGTCCTGTTTATGGTGTACTTGACTTTGAACAAAGAGTTAAACAAATAGTAAGGGATGCAGGGTCAGATGGCGCATTCAGGGGGGTATTCCAAAATGCCTAGAAAAGTTGGTAACAAACTCCTGCATAGATTGGATGTGATTAAAGATGGCTGATAGATATTGGATTTTGGACGGGGGAAATTGGAGCGATACAGCTCATTGGAGCACAACAACTGGCGGCGTAGGCGGTGCGAGCGTCCCAACGAGTGCAGATAATGTTTATTTTGATGCAAATTCTTTTACGGCAGCAGGTCAGACAGTAACAGTTGATGTTATTGCAAACTGCCTTGATATGGACTGGACTGGGGCATTAAATATGCCGGCACTGGCAGGAGGCAATCCATTAAATGTTTATGGTTCACCAACTTACATTTTATTAATGACTGTAAATAAATTACTTGCACTTAAAGCAACATCAATGGGCAAAACAATAACAACTAATGGGTTAAATTTTAATTCTAGTGGTGGATTTTTCTTTTTAAGTTCTAGTGGTGGATGGACACTACAAGATGACATTATAGGCTCTGCAAATCTTAACCTAACATATGGAACATTTAATACAAATAGTAAAAATATTAGTTGTTCTGCTTTCGCAGCAAGCGGAACTTCAATTCGTTCTTTATTGCTTGGTTCTTCTGTTATAACTTGTTCGGGAACTTGTAATTTTACCACAACTACAGGTTTAACCTTTGATGCAGGAACATCAACAATAAAAATAACAGGCAACTCCAAAACTTTTGCTGGTGGTGGACTAACCTACAACAATGTAGAATTTCAGGGCACACCAACAACCATAAGTGGTTCAAACATTTTCAACGACTTGAAATTAACCGCAGGAAAAACAGTAAACGTCACGGCAGGAACAACTCAGACAGTAACAACAATGAGCGGTGATGGTACAGCAGGAAATTTAATTACAATACAGTCTACAGTGGCAGGAAGTCCGTTTACGATAAGTAAGGCGAGTGGAATTATAGAAGTAGCTTATTATAGCATACAGGATTGTATTGCAAGCGGAGGTGCAACATTTTTTGCAATTGATTCTTTAAATATGAGCGGTAATACAGGGTGGTTTTTTTCGGCGTATTGGCTAGAAATAAGTTGGGATGGTACAAATGCATTCACGGGTACTGAAGATAATTGCACGATGGATTCAATTTCAGTTGAATGCCGCCGTGGGCGCGACTATGCAAGCCAATTAACTGGTAAGGTTTCCCCTGGAAGATTAACTGCAACAATGAATAACCTGACTGGAAAATACAGTTCGTTTAATGCCAGTTCTCCATTGTACGGGAGTATTCTTCCCGGCAGAAAAGTCAGGTTAAGGACATCAACAGCAACTATATGGACTGGGTACCTTGGAACAATTATCCCCGCCGGTAGTCTTGGAGGCAATCCGGTCGTATCTCTGGAAGCAAGTGGACCATTGAGTAGGATTAAAAAAAGTATAACTCCACCAAAGCAAGCTAATCAATTGACCGGCACTATAATGGATGCAATCCTTGATGATGCAGGTTGGGCCGCAGGCGATAGAGCAATTGATATCGGCAAGACAGCAGTAGGACAATGGTATATTGATAAAATTGACGCGTTTGAGGCAATGCGACAAATAGAGGAAACTGAGCTTGGTTTTTTAACCGAGGGTGAGGATGGAAAAATTATTTTCGAAGACCGCCACCACCGTTTAACAGGAGCTCACTTGGTTAGCCAGCAAACCTTTACCGACACAGTAGGGGAAGCGATAGGTTATAATGCAATAACACAGCAAGACCCCATTCGTGAGATTTACAATGATATTATGGCAACAGTGGAATCATACTATACAGCTCCATCATCAGCGGTATTATGGACATTACAAGAAACGCCAACAATTGCCCCAGGGCAGACCTTGATATATTGGGCCGAATATCCCAATTCGGAACACGATTCATCTACAGGGGCTTTTGTTGACACATGGGACACACCAGCAGTTGGGACAGACATAACGCAAACGGGAGTAGCAAACGGTGATATAGCCGTTACGGTTTCAAAATTTGCCAAAGCTATGAAAATTAATATAACTAATAACAATGTAACAACATCGGCCACCTTAACACTTGTTCAGGCTCAAGGAATTAAGGTGACGAAATTATCCTCTACAAGTGTCTCAAGCTCGGATTCGGCATCGCAGGCATCATATGGTGCAAAATCATATACGCTTCCTGCAAAATGGCTACAGACAACTACGCTGGCGCAGGACTATGCTGGGTATATAATCGGTAGATACAAAGACCCAGTACCGGTAATCAGCATTTCATTTATGGCTAATAAAAACACAGACTTGATGACGGAAGCTTTAACGCGGAATATATCAGACAGGGTTACAGTTGTTGCCACGGGCGCAAAGACCGAACTCGGAATAAATAATGAATTTTTCATCGAGGCAATCTCACATAGAATCTCAAACTCAGGAAAGTTTCACGAAGTGACGTTTGAATTGTCGGATGCTTCGGGTGATGGTGGGTATTGGGTGCTAGGAACTAGTGAATTAGGTACAAATACGCGGTTAGCGTATTAAAAAAGGAGGGATAACTTTGATAAAATCACAGACGGGAATCGAAAACTTTACTAAAAACATGTTGAGAAAACATGGCATTCCTTTTCCAGTCAAGACCGATGAAAATGTAACTATCAAGGCAGAGATAAACCACGGAAGATTAATCGCAAAATGCCCGTTTTGTTCGGGGGCTGAACTGGTCGATAGGAATGATAGACGGTTTTTTTGTCTATCCTGTTTTAATAAATCAGTCAATGGCAATTGGGTAAGTATAGAGTTTCCGGCCAACTTGGAGGAAATTGAAACCGTTTTAGAAAAAAGATTGGAAATAAATCAGAACTGGCAGTTCGGAGAGGGAATTTCTTTTCTTGAGTCCGAGAATGTTAAAAATTTGGGGGTGGCATAAATGGCATTTACTGCACCGAGAACTTGGGTTACAGGGGAAATTGTCAGTGCGGCATATTTAAATTCCAATGTCCGCGACAATATGCTTGAAACCGCTCCGGGGAAAGCTACTGCAGCCGGCGATATTTTTGTTGCCACCGGAGCAAATGCAATCAAAAGGGTTGCCATAGGCCATGCTGGAAGTGTGGTTAGCGTAAATTCAGCAGGGAACGATGTCCAATTCGACAATACGCTTGAAATTTTTTCTTTATTGGAGGTGTAAAATGGGAAGTGTTTTTAAAGTTCTAGGCTCTGGAACATTGTCAACCACTAGTGCCACATTGGTAACGGCTTCAAACGGTGTTAAGACTGTTGTAAAAGAAGTTGTGCTTTCAAACATAAGCGCAGCATCAGCATTAAGTGCCCTCATAACATTCAATGCCGTGAATATCATACCTTATAAATCAATTCCTATGAATGATGCTCTTGCTGTAAAGTTATGTTCCGCTTTGTCCAGTGGTAATTTAATAGCAGGTTATGCAAGTTCAGGTTCATCGGTAAGCTATTACATTAGTGGGATAGAAATTTCGACATAATATTCAAGACTTTCCCAAAATTTTTAGATATAATATTTTGGGTGATATATGTGAGAAAAAATGTTATTTTAATTGTTTCCTTGTTTTTTGTGGGACTCGTTTTTTTAAATCTTATATTTTCGACGGACATCAGGGAAACAAAGCCAATTTATGTTAATGGCGAAATTACACAGTATAATGTTTTAAGCATAGAAGGTATGCAATATATACCTCTGGATGTTATAAATGATTTTGCTGCTGTGAATGCTGATGATAAAAATGTAAGCATTAGAACAAATACAAAATATTCCACCATGCAAGAGGTAGCTAAAAGCGTAGAATCCATTGTTAGGATATATTCTTGTGGTACCTTTACTGGTTCGGGGATAGTAATTGATAAGGGGCTAATAGCAACATGTGGGCATGTAGCACAATACACAAAAACATTGGACCTTGCATTTCAAGGTGACACTATAAAAAGTACTCAAAATAAATCAGTAGATGGGCTAGACCTGTCCTTAATTAAGTTTCCATACAAAAATCAAAAGGCTGTAACATTGGGCGATACGAGTTTGCTTAAGGCTGGAGATAAGGTTATATATATCGGTAACTTGGGGCAGGATTTTAACATGATGTCCGAAGGGTACATATGTGGTTTCCCTGAGATGGATGGGCATGATTACATAAGGACAAATGTTGTAGTTCATCCGGGCAATTCAGGCGGTGGGATATTTAATATGGATGGCGAGTTAATTGGCCTTTTGACTTTTGGGGAAGAAAACGGACTGAATCTGTCTTTGTCGGTTGATGAAATTCTAAAGTATAAATAAGAAGGTGATGATATGCAATTTGGCGGCAAAATAAGCGTTTTCAGTCTTAATGCCTTTTCTTTAAATTTTAAATTTTTAGATAGGCATAAACTAGCAAATTTTTATCTTGATGGTATGGTTATGTATGGCTCTTGGAGTGCTGGTGGTAATCTTGCAACTGCAAGATCATTATTAGCTGGTTGTGGCACCCAAACAGCGGGGTTGAGTTTTGGTGGTGCTAGTGGTATACGTTATACAACAACCGAGGAATATGATGGAACATCTTGGAGTGCTGGTGGAAACCTAAATACTGCAAGATCATCTTTAGCTGGTTGTGGCACCCAAACAGCGGGGTTGAGTTTTGGTGGCAGTACTGGTAGTGTCAGCGCGGTAACCGAGGAATATGATGGAACATCTTGGAGTGCTGGTGGTAATCTTGCAACTGCAAGATCATATTTAGCTGGTTGTGGCACCCAAACAGCGGGGTTGAGTTTTGGTGGGGAATTACCTGGCTACAGCGCGGTAACCGAGGAATATGATGGAACATCTTGGAGTGCTGGTGGTAATCTTGCAACTGCAAAATCATTATTAGCTGGTTGTGGCACCCAAACAGCGGGGTTGAGTTTTGGTGGTTACGCTGGTGCATACAGCGCGGTAACCGAGGAATATGACGGAACATCTTGGAGTGCTGGTGGTAATCTAAATACTGCAAAAATGAATTTAGCTGGTTGTGGCACCCAAACAGCGGGGTTGAGTTTTGGTGGTTACGCTGGTAGTGTCAATGCAATAACTGAGGAATATAATAAAGCAGCATAGGAGGATATATGAATTTTGATTTACAATCTCTATCAATAATAGAATCATCAAAAATATTAAAAGCAGAAGATTTGAACCAATTATCAGATTTAAAAAATGAATTACAGGACATGTTTTTGAATGTCCAGATATTCCGCACGCGCACGGAGATGGAAGTGAGTGTATTAAATGACTTAAAGCACCCGACGCCTGACTCAAAATACTGGCAGGCAATGAGAGAACAAAATGTCATGTTTCAAGAACTTGTCTTATTATCATATGAGTATAGGAAAAATCAGGTTGAAATAAAAATACTGGAAAAAAATCTTATATCTGAAAAAGATGAACTGGAAAATGAACTCCTTCAGATTGAAATTGAGAAAAAGCAATTTATTGGCATTAATCAGGAGCGGACAGCAAAGGACCGGATAAGAGAAATACAAGAATGGCACGAAATCAAGGAATCTTTAAAACCAACTATGGTTGCATCCTTGAATAATGTAAACGAACATCAATTAATAAGTTACACAATCAGGTGGATAAATCAGCTTTTGGGTATGAGTGAAAGCACAAGCATATCAGAACGAAATAACCTACTTGGACAACTCGACAAGGGAATAAAGCTTTGTAAACAAAAAGGATGTATTGATAAGATTCTTGAAAGGTTTCCAGATCCAAAAACTCGAAATTTTATCATGGGACAGCAAATTTAAATAGGCAATTAAGCACAAGAGCCCCGAAGGAATAAAAACCAAACGGGGTTTTATTATGTAAAAATATAACGGGAGGTACAAGATGGGAGACGCTGAAGTAATAGAACTTAAAAAGGAACTGAAAGAGTCACAGGAAAAGCTTTGCGAGCAACGGCACAAAACTATCGATGAGTCATTGAAGAAGTTGGAAGATTCAATGGGACGGCTGTTGTGGTGGCTGATTGGGACGATGGGTGGCATTTTGACCACATTGATTGTGGTCGTATTTAAAAAGTGAGGAAGAAGGGGATTACATGCTAAAAGATTTTTTGACCATAATTAAGTCAAAACTCGGTTGCGGGTATGTCTTAGGCTCACAGGGTGAAACAATGACGCAGGCCTTATGGGACAACACGTTCAAGTACAATTATGAAGTGGCTGAACGTGATAAATTTTACAAGCTTGCAAAACAATGGTTCAGCAAACAATGCTTTGACTGCTCTGGCCTGATTATCTGGACGCTGCAGCAGATGGGCTTGCTTAAAAAATCCCAGGACTATATAGCCCATAATATCTATCATGTGCTTTGCACGGACGTTAAAAAAGCCGATTTGGTAGCCGGTGATCTGTGCTTCCACAAGCAGGATAGCGGTAACATATCACATGTGGGCATCTATATCGGCAATAATCAGGTGCTGCATGCGCGCGGTACGGCCTATGGAGTGGTAATAACCGGACTACTAAGCACGTTTAACACGTTCGGAAAGTTGAAGCTCCTGAAACAGGAATGGATAGGCTGGCAAGAGATCCTGCAGAAGACCACGGCAATGCCGGCAGAATGGACGGCAACCATAACCGCCGTAATCAATGCGGCAAATGCAGCCGGAAGTATGGAGAGTTTGGAAATATTCAAGTTTGTCGGGGCATTCATTGAGAAAATCTACAACAATAGATGCGGCGATACAATAAAAGATTGGAAGGAAATCGTATATAAAATGACCAGTTCTCCGGAGGCTTGGGAGACTGGTATAAAGGCGGCTATGGTATCAGCAAATGCAGGGGCATTTAAACAGCTTAAGTATCTGCCGGAATTGATAGTAAAAATCTATAATTCAAAATAAGAAAGGGCAAGGTGAAATCATGAAAAATTTCATACTCAGCAACTGGCCGTCGATACTGATTATCGCGGCATTTTTAATTTACACAGTAATTCTTGTGGTCAAAGGCAAATGGGAGCAACTCCGGTCAATGGGGTATAGGATGATCCTGCAGGCCGAACGTGTCATCACCGGCACGAAAAAAGGTCAGGAGCGATTTGAAACTGTATTTGCTCAGGTATATTCACTTATACCTGCATGGCTGAGGTTCTTTATCTCTGAACAGAGTTTAAGGGAAAAACTACAGGAATGGTACAACCATATTAAGGATTACATGGACAATGGTACGATAGACAACTCTCAGAGATAACGATACGCCGGCATAATATCCGGCCTTCCTTCTTTGAGCCCTCTGGAAACAGGGGGCTTTATTTTTTTGCGCATTTTTAGCGACTCAATTGTATATTATAGACACAAAGTAGGGTTATCGGGAATGGATTTAATTAATCCTCTCAGGCATAAAAAAAATCAAAAAATCGACGCTTGACAAGTAACGCATTTAGCGTTACAATATATATAAGATAAATTAATGGAGGTTTCAATTATGGTTATGGATTTTATGTGCGAGAGTTGCGGACAAAAATACAGTAGACAGACATATACAGTTACAGCCGCCAAGTCAAGCAAAGAGTTCTGGCGCAGCAAGCAGGACACCACGTTTGGAACTTGCCCCGAATGCTATAAAAAAGAGCAGGAAGAGAAACGCCAAAACAAAATGGTTAAGTCCGGATTGCTGGAACTCTCTGGCTCCGAAAAGCAAATAAGTTGGGCGCTTAAAATAAGGTTGGAAAAGTACGAAGCATCAGAGAGATATGTCAAGGTATTGAAATCAAAAGGTATTGAAGTATATGACAGATTGTTTGCAATTACCGAAGCTAAATTCTGGATTGATAATCGTAATTCAAATTTCGAAGATTTGATGAAACTCGTTGCTGCCATGGCTTCTGCCGATGTTGAAGCTGAAATCAAAACCGAAGAAGAAAAGGAAAGCAAAGCTAAAATGCAGGTATTGCTGCCGGAGAACCCAGTTGATGAAACTCCGGTAGAAGTTAAGGTTACTGAATTCGCTGTGTCTGTTATCTCTAAAAAGGATGAAAAAATTATTGAAGTCTGTAAAAACTCCGGATACACATGGAAAGACGGCGCATGGAAAAAAGAGATAGGATTTAGAACAGGTCCGGCAATTGATAGAGCGGCTGACATTGGAAACAAGCTCTTAAGCATGGGTTATCCGGTGGCCATAGATAATGTCGAAGCTGCACAAAAAGCAGTCAGCGCAGAATATGAGTTGGAATGTACAAGGTGGATATCAGTACCGGCTAGCGACCCAAATAAGTTTAATATAAAGTGGGAGGGAAAGAACAACGAGCTGTACGAGACAGCCCGATCATTACCAAAGTCAAGTTACACAAGCCCCTATGTTGAGGTGTCAATTAAATATTTTCGCGAGGTTGAGGATTTTGCAGGGTTGTATGGATTTAAATTAAGTCCAGGAGCAATAAAAGCAATTGCAGAATATAAAGAAAGTCTGGAAGTCAAGGCGGTCACCCCAAAGAAAACACCGGAGCAGGTGAAACCGAAGGATGGGCTGAAGGATATTTTGAAAAGTGATACAAATATAATAGATGATTTGAAGGATTGAAAGGAGAAAGCAGATATGAATAAAAGATATGAAGAAATTAATTTTAAAACGGTTTCAGAATTGGTTGATCTTGGTAAATCCAGCGGAATGGCTGCATTTGCTGCCTACATCAATGGCATCGAAAACGAAATAGGCAAGGGTGCCGAATTGCATCCCGACTGGATGGATACCATCTTTGAAGCCGCTGAAGAGCTTGGGTGGAACGAGCAAGAGTATTTTAAGGTATTAGGTTGGGCGTAATCAATTAATGATCTGAAAGATGATTGAGGAGAGGAAAGTTGTTATGAAAAAGGTTTATTGTACGTATTGCGGTGAACTATTAGAAGACGGTTGTACATGTGAAAGAGATGCAGCCGAAGAAATGGCACAGTTTATTGAAGATTACGAAAATAGCCCAGAAACACAGCGAGGATGGACGCAGCAGGATTTAATAGACATGCGTAGGAGAGAGTGCTAATGATCTTAAAAACTGATTTACTCCCACATCAAACATTAGCATATGAGAAGCTCCGACATCTTAAAGTCGGAGCTCTCTACATGGATATGGGAACCGGCAAAACGCGTACGGCGCTGGAGCTCATTGCTCGGCGTTATGCTGCCGGCAAAATAGATAATGTCCTGTGGTTATGTCCATGTTCTGTCAAGGACGGTATCCGCTCCAATATTGCTGAACATACTGACGGAGCAGATTTTATTCACATCTATGGCATTGAAAGCTTATCACAGTCAGACAGGCTGTATCTTAAACTCCTGGATATGGTTTCAAAAACAAAATCTATGCTGGTGGTAGACGAGAGCAACCTTGTCAAAAACCATTTTGCACTGCGTACCAGCAGGATTCAGGCCATAGGGCAATTGTGCTCCTATAGGCTAATTCTCAACGGCACTCCTATTAGTAAGAATGAATCTGACTTATTTGCACAATGGTACATTCTTGACAAGCGCATTTTGGGATATAACAGTTTTTGGAGTTTTGCAGCAAACCATCTTGAATACGATGAATACGGCAAAGTTCGGCGTTGCTTGAATATTGACTATCTGACCAGGAAGATAGCTCCGTATTCATATATAATTAAGAAAGAGGAATGCTTAAAACTGCCGGAAAAGAAGTATTCGATTGAGTATTTCGACCTGACCGAACCCCAGCATTGGGAATATGAAAGAGTTAAAGACAGGCTACTTGCTGATGTAAGCGAATTTGATAGTACGACAATATATCGGCTGTTTACCGGCCTGCAGCAGGTAACGAGTGGCAGGTACATAACAAGCTTTAAGCCGCTGAAGAGCGCCCCGATGTTTGACAATCCACTCGACAATCCACGCATAGACACGCTATTGGACGATGTAAGATATTTTGACGGAGAGAAAATAATTATCTGGTGCAAGTATGTGCATGAGATAAAGGACGTTCAAGCAGTTCTTGTGGACAAATACAGGGCCGAGAATGCAGTACTGTTTTACGGAGATATAAAAGTAAACCGCAGGAACGAACAAATACAAAGGTTTCGCGATAAGGCTCAGTTCCTGATTGCCAATAAAACCTGTGGCGGATACGGACTCAACCTGCAATTCAGCCACAACATGATATATTATTCCAATGACTTTAATTGGGCTACAAGAGCTCAGTCCGAGGACAGAGTACACAGAATAGGACAGGACTTTAACGTAAACATTTCCGACATATGCGCCCGAAAAAAGATTGATGGAATGATACTTGACAATTTGTATAGAAAGGAAAACCTTGCAGATAGATTTAAACGGGAACTTAAGGTGAATAGAAACAATATAGCCGCATGGCTGGATGGAGGTATAAATGATAAGGATAGGATTATCGCAGCGGGAAAAACAAAAAGTAATTGACGAATATTTAATTGGGAAATACATCAAAAAGATATTCTGCTTTTATTTCAAAAGCTTTCCAGTGAAATACAAGATAGACTGCGAGATTGAATATATTGAGTATTCCGACATTGAAATGTATAAATTCTTTTATAGGCTTCTGGAGGAAATCGGGAGCGATAGCTTAATCATAATTGACGGGTGCATGAGGACGCAAAATCGCAGTGAACTGATCTATAATTGTGCCCACCACTATCTGAATCAGACGTTGCACAAGATTGTTTTTGAGCACTTCCCTATTATCGAAACCAAGGATGATTTCATGATTCTGCTTGATTTTGAAAATAAGGGAAAATACAAAGGCAAGCCATTTGATTATCTATTTTTGCAGCAGGAAGATATCCTGATAAAGCCGCATAAAGTTAGAATGGAGCTTTCGCCTGTGGAAGTTACAGATAGCGAGAAGTCTAGGTATGAAGCCAAAAAGGAAAGCTTATTCGATAATCTTGGCAGCAAAGATCCTGACACGGTACCGCGAATGCTGCAGCTATTTGCCGGGGATATAAAAAAGAAGGCTGTCAAGTCCGACAGGCTTTACGTGGCGCGAAACAAGCGGTTTAAGATGGATAATGTATTAAGTTATGACGATATCAAGGCAAAGGATAATTGCACCGTTATTGACACTCACTACCGCCGCTTGAACATGAACGACTTCCTGAAAACGACCGGCATGACCACGGTGAAATATCTATGCACGACACTGTCAATTGATAATGTTATAATAAACGAATTTTCTGAATGGAAAGCGAGGCTGGATGCAATTTATGCTCAAGCAAGTTTATATTAATAAAAATGTAATAGAAGCGGCAAGAGAACGAATGGCGTATATTTTTGATGAGTTTGAAAATATATGCATCTCCATATCCGGCGGGAAGGACAGCACCGTTTTGGCTCACTTGGCATTGCGGGAAGCTCACAAAAGGAATCGCAAAGTAGGTATATTTTTTTTGGATGAAGAAGTAGTTTACGATAGTACTATAAGTCAGATTAAATATCTCATGAATATGTATCCTGAAAATACTGTAAAGCTTTGGTTTCAAATAGAATTTAACCTCACCAATTCCACATCTATAAAGGATGGCCAGCTGAAATGCTGGGAGCGGGGGAAGCATGAACTGTGGATGCGCCCGAAAGAACCGGACAGTATCCAATATAAGCCGTGGGATAGAACAAAAGAGACTATACGAGATAAAAACAAGGGGTTTGGCTTCTATGACGCGCTGGACAACTTCCAAGATTCGCGCCAGAATACAGCCTTCCTTGTCGGCCTAAGAGCTACCGAAAGTCCTAACAGGTGGCGTGCTGTATCCAAAAATCCCGGATACAAGGATGTCTACTGGTGTACAAAAAGGAAAAACGGAAGCGTAAACTTTTATCCATTATATGATTGGAATTTCCACGACATATGGAAGTACATATACGATGCAGGGTTAAAATACTCCAAGATATACGACTACCAGTACAAAAAGGGCATGGGGCTGCAGGAAATCAGGGTATCCAGTTTAATCCACGAAAAGTCATTCAAAGCGCTGGTTGAACTGCCGGAGTTTGAACCCAAGACATATGATAAGCTGCAAAAGCGCATCGGTGGAATCGCGGTAGGCCATATTTACGGCAAGGAAAATAAAATGCTCAGAGCCCGGACCTTGCCAAAGAATTTTAAGAGTTGGAGAGAATACAGGGACTTTCTGCTAATCACTTATCCAGATGAATCAAAAAAGGATATTTTTATAAAGCGGTATGCCCGGTATCTGAATAATAATTATGTGGCGCGGCAGGAGTGCAGGCAACTTATCCTGAATGATTATGAGAATAACCTGCCGGTGGATAACAAGCCGGACCCCCGGGAAGAAACTATCAGAAAATGGAGAGAACTATTATGAGAGAGATTAAAACAGAGAAATACGGAACTTTTATCATACCGGATGCACTGATAATAAATACAAAATATGGACCTATCAAATTAATATCCCAAACGGCCATTGTGGTACCTATCGAATTAGTGCAGGCGAACAACTATAATCCCAACAGTGTTGATAGCAAAAATATGGAACTTCTAAAGCGGTCTATTATTGATAACGGATTTTGCTATGGAGTTGTTACAATATGGGATAAGGATCTGCAGAAATTTATTATCGTAGATGGATATCATAGGTACGACGAATTTAAAAATGATTTTCAGGCCACAGAGATCCCTGTTTATGTGCTTGACCAAACCCCCGCTCAAAGGATGGCTGCTACAGTACAGTTTAATCGGGCGAGAGGTGTACATCAAGTT